TCATCTTACAACTGCATCTTCAATCATTGCACTGTATGGTCTTCCCATCTGGTCCTTAACGTTAGAACGCTCCAAGTCGATAGCCAACCCTTCAAGATTAATACCCGCTTCTTCTGCCAGTTCTCTTACATGATCTTCGTCACGCGCAATTGCGTGATAAAGTACAGTTTCATAATGATTCTCTTCGTAGATATTGTATGAGTTCATAATCTTAATGCCGCTTATCCGTTGCCGCCGGTTCTATTGTTATTTTGATGATGCAAAGATAAGCGTTTATTTTCTTACTGCAAAATATTACAGTAAGAAAATTCACAAGAACTGCGTTTTTTTAACATTTAGAATGCCTACACCTACTTCCTGGCGTCATACATTGCAGCCATATACACCCATATCTTGCCTTGCGGAGCATCTTCGTCGGCAAAGTAAAACCTATGGGCACCCTTGAGGATCTGAGCATCATCACAGACCATACACATATCGGCATAAAATGAGTTAAACGCGACATACTTATCCCACTTGGTTGTACCCGATGGGAAAGACATGCCCCTTGCAGCTTCCTCTATCTGATCGGCAGTCCAATGGGCACCGGTTCTCTTCTCGCCGGACGGTCCTGTATAACGTATACCCTCTACATCCATTTCGGCAAAATTCCTGTCGTAGTGGTTGCCGTACAGTATGGAGTGCTGCTTGCGCATAAACCGCCAGTATTCGTCCGGATGCTCATCCCTGAGAATACACAGCATATCACTCAATGTGTCCACGCTCTGCCACATTGCCTTGTCGGAAGCTACACCGTTAGCCTTGGCATCCCTAATCATATCCTTATATTCCATGTCGTTAATATTATATATTATCAATCTGTTTTGTTTTCTCTGGACACTTGTGTCTTTTTGATAGGCAAAAAGAAGTCTTTTGGTATATCAAATTGTCACAGCAAACGTTTATTTTTGCTTTCAATATGTCATTCCATCATCAGCTTCTTAAGCTCTATCAGATCGGCATCTGTTATCCTGATAGCCCCTGTATTGCCAAACAGGATATTCGATACCGGATTATCGGGAAGCGCGATGCGGATATTCCCCTTACCTATAGTTCCACGGATAAAACCTTTCCCGAACGGCATCTCATCCATCTCGCGAAACATTACTATGAGGTCATTAAACAGCATATCCGCATCAATGTTGCCGTTTTCATCGCACAAAAACAAAGAGGCGTTGTCAATCATTGTATTCAGGTTGTCTCTTTCTTTGGCGATATAGTTTTTTGCACCCCTTTTCAGGTACACCGAAGCGACTTTCAGCTTCGGGTTAGCCTCAACCAGCGTGTCAATCCTGTCATCAATCCACAACAACAGCGAATCCGCCATCTTGTCCTTAATCTCTGTTAAACTTTTCTTTGCTTCCATCATTTTTTCGATTTAGATTGAGGTTTTCCATTCTTCCAGTCGATAAACTCCTGCCATGTCATATCACTATGTTCCGTCACGTACTCCCTGAACAGAGCATCACGCCTGGCGGTCTCTTCCTTGGCTGTTTTCGATGTCCGCCTTACGAATGATAGCTGCTGCTCCAATATGGCCTTACCTTCGGCAGACGCCTCTATCCTGCCCTTGACCAGCAGAAGCAGTTCGGCATTAACCATCTCCTGTATAGCCATGCTGTTATCGTAATATTCCTTGTTGTTACTCAGAATGCCGCGCTCCTGATCGTTGAGAGATGAGACAATACGGTCTATCTCATCCCAAACAGGAGTTGCGGTATGCTGTACGGGCTGCGTCTTGGGAAACTGCTGCAAAGCCTGCAACTTCTGCTGGTACATCTCGTTTTCCTGCGCCAACTGTTCCAGGTTACGCCCGGATGTAAGTAGAGGGTCATTTTCAAACATATTCATTATTTTTTTGTCAGTGTGTTAATAAAGAAAGTGGTATGCCCCCGAAGGGACTTACCACTAACGTTTCTTACGTCTTACGCGCTTGGTGCGGTTGACTGCGGGCGGCAGTTGCATCCGTAAGGATTCGCCCCTTCCAGTACGCTGACTGTCGGGGTTGAAGGCAAACCCACCACACCATAGATTGCACGGCATGTCTTGCGGTCCGTATAGCACATGCTTTCCTTCAGGACGCTATCCATGCCCATTTGAATGATCTTGTTCTGGTACAGGTTGGCAACCTCCATTCCGTATACCTTCTTGTCCAACTCACAGAACTTGGCGGAGTAACGCTCATTGAGTGTGTCGTAAAGGTCACGCTGTCCCTTGTACAGGCCGAATGCAGCTGTGTTCAGCTTGTCATTCATGTTATCGTACAGATCACGGGAAACCTTGTAATTTCCGAAGTCACCGTCTACCTGTGACTTGTAGAGCTGCCATTTCTCGTTAATATCTATCTCGCGATGTGCGTACATCTGCTCCTGAGTGTTGACTTTAAGCCCCCAAATGGTATTGGTCAAACTCAAAGCTTCCTCACATCCCTTCTCCCACGCCTGGAATGCCGTAGGAGCCACACCCGAACGTCCGGCAATGGCATCGCTGACCGTATTGATGTTTACGTTCTCAGGCATACCGCCACCACCAAAAATGCGACCTCCGCGACCCCATAATGCGGCTGCACCCAGAGCCGTACCGATAATACCGGTAGTCAACGCTGCGTTACCCACGCCCTTAGAAGCATATTCCTTACGATCTTCGCCATGGACATACTCCTTTTCCTTGATTACTTGTTTCACTTCTGCTTCCATAAACTTGTATTTTGTATTGCAGCCCTTCATTGGGCTACATGCAAAGAAAGCCATAATTCATCGGCAAATGAAATACTTGCTTGCGATATACTTGCTGATTACTTGCCAATTGCTTGCCACAATCCACTTGCTTAATTTTGCCCTGTTGGAACGGATATAAGATACACCCTGCCTGGTCCTGTGTATAACCCTGCCAATTTCCTCATCGGTCATCATCCTGGATAACGCCATTACAAGGAGGTATCGGGCATCGGCACACTCTTCGCGGTTGCTATGCAATATGTCAGCCTCATCAATGCCTGTAACATCACATACCGTAATTATGACATCCTGATATAATTCCTCTATTCTCATCGATACTTTTTTTAAGATTGGAAAACAAAACACCCAAAACCTTGTTACAACTTAAGAAAGCCGTAAACAATGCCTTGGGTGTTCATCTCCTGTCGACTGTCAATCATTAAGGAGGACGGCTTTCTTTTCATTCTAAGCCGTAAAAGAACTGCTTTTGTTATTACTACGCTTCTACTCGTAGCGTTGTGAGGATAATCCTCGGTATAGTGTCCTATTTCATTTTGAACCTCCTTTCTTCTTTATCATCCAAATAATAAACAGCAATACAAAGATAATAC